TTGAGGTGCTTCGTGAGGTTAAGGCTTCTCAGCACGTTGTTGAAGTACTCGGTTTTGTTGAGGTTGATGCTAAGGTTCAGAACGGCGAGATGATCGCTTGCGCTGTAACACCTGCTGCAACCTGATTGGAGGTAGCATATGGCAAAAGTTGAAGCACTTGTATCTTTTGCCGGAGTCGTAACCATGGGAATAGGCGAGGTCGGAGAGATATCTGACAAGGACGTTCTCTCCGGGCTCGTTGCCGCTGGCTACGTGAAAGTGCTTGAAGCTCCTAAGGCAAAGGAAGAGGCAAAAGAGGCTGAGAAGCCCAAGAAGGGGACTAAAAAATGAAAGTAAGTGATGTAACGCTTCAGAACGTCATGGATTATCTGAGGATAGACTATCCTACAGAGATAGAAGAGACAGAGATCACAGCCATGATGGCTGCTGCCAAAAACTACATAGTGGGATATACGGGTCTGACTGAGGAAGAGCTTGACGAACATGAAGACATCACTATCGCTTATCAGGTCCTTATAGCAGATATGTTTGACAATCGGAATAATCAGATTGAAAAGCCGACCTATGTGAATCGTACCGTTCAAAGCATACTGAGCTTATACAGAGTCAATCTTTTGTGAGGTAACGTTATGAGAAGGACAATGAGCATAGGAAGGCTTTCCAAGAGAATAACGCTTTTTCACTTTGTGGAAGCTGAGGACTCAATGGGCCAGAGCACTCAGAGGCTTAGTGAAGCTGCTACCGTGTGGGCAGATATTTATCCTATACGTGGCAGTGAGTTCTACGAACTGAAAAAAGTGCAGTCAAGAGTCACACATAAATGCTTCATCAGATACCGTGATGAGTATGCGGATATCAATTCGAACTGGTATCTGAGAGTAGATGATAAGACATTCGACATTGACAGTGCGATTGATGTTGACTATGAGCACAAGATGATTGAAATCCGGTGCTACGAACGTGTCAACAAAGAAGAGCCTGTTATAGCAACTGATGAGGGCTAAGGCATGGACGGAGTTGAGATCACAATCACAGGATTGACTGAACTGAATGAGGATTTAAGAAAACTCATGAAGAAGTATCCTGACAAGGCAGGTGATCTTCTGAGAAAAAATGCCAAGGAGTTCCGAAAGGAATATGCCCGTAACGTTCAGTCTACAGCAATAGAGACTTCTGGAAAAGGCAAAGCTCTTGAGCTTACAAGGAATACTAAGATTTATCCGGTGCAGGGTTATGGCGACAAACAATATGTCGAGGTTGGAGCCACATCCCCACACTTCCATCTGTTTGAACGCGGTCATGATCTATATAATCCGCATTCTCCTGAGCAAAAGAAGCAAGAGAAAAAGGATAAGAATAAAAAGAACAGAAACGGGAAGAAAGTAAAAGCTGGTCACGTTGCGGGCCGTTTTGTTATGCAGAAGTCCATTGATTCTTATGAGGATAAACTCCCTGAGGTTGCTCAGAGAATGTATGACGAACTTCTGAAAGAAGGGAATCTCTTATGATTACACTCTTGGATATCAAAAAGAAGTGTCTTGAGATAATGAAAGATCATTATCCCACGACCACATATAAGTATTATTCCAATGCGGTTGTTGAAAGTTTTGAACGGCCGTGTTTTTTCACAGAAATCTCCATAGACTCCACCGATGCGGCAAGCTCTGACTCGGAGCATTACTCCGGGCAGTTCTCAATTGAGATCCTTCAGGATGTGATTGATGAGTCGGCTTGTCTTGAGATGGCCAATACCCTGCGCGCAGCGTTTGGGCGCTATTTCATGGTGGATGTTGGAGAAGGAAAACAGAGAGCGGTTAAGGTCCGAGCCTATGATTTTGATTTTGTAGGCACTGACAACAATGTTCCTGTTATCACGATTGACTTGGAATGGTTTGATCGTGGACTGTTACCTAGTGAAACAGCTGACATGATGGAAGGCATTGATGTCAGCATAAAAGTAGAAGCGGAGGACTAAGATCATGAGTGGAATGCCAAGCATTAACATTACTTTCACTGAGCTTGCTGCAACAGCAGTGCAGCGTGGTGATCGCGGGGTTATTGCAATGATCATCAAGGAGGCAGTGATCCCAACAGTTAACCCTGTTGTGTGTGCATCTGTTGCTGATATTCCTGCTGCTCTGTCAGCTGCAAACAAGAAACAGCTTGAGTTTGCGCTCACGGGCTATGTGAATACTCCTAAGAAGGTCATTGCCTATGTTATCCCGGATCAGATCATCCCTAGTGGAGAGACAGAACCTATTGACAACACAGATTACACAGACGCTCTGAATTACTTCAGAACTGTTCAGTGGAATTATCTTGTTGTTCCTACAGTATCAACTGATGCACAGACATTAACTGTAGCTAATTACATTAAGACTGAGAGAGCTAATGACAAGCTGGTTAAGGCTGTACTGCCTAACACAGTAGCTGACAGCGAGGCTATCATCAACTACACCACAACAGGCGTGGTTATAGGTGATACAACCTACACAGCTGAGCAGTTCTGCTCAAGAATTGCCGGAATTATAGCCGGAACACCTCTCAAGATGAGTGCAACCTATGCGCCTGTTCCTGAGGCTTCTGATTGTTCAAGGCTCTCCAAGGCTGATATGGATGCAGCTGTGAACGCTGGCAAGTTCTTTGTATGGTGGGACGGCGAGAAGGTTAAGACTGCAAGAGCAGTGAACTCTCTCACAACTCTTACATCTGAAAAGAATACCCAGTTCCAGAAGGTTAAGATTGTTGAGGCCATGGATATGATAACCGATGACATCCGCAAGACCTGCCAGGATGATTACATTGGTAAATATCCTAACACCTATGACAACAAGCAGCTTCTCATTGGAGCCATCAATGGATATTTCGACGCCCTTATTGTTGACGGTGTTATCACCAGATACACAAACGATATTGATGTAGATGCTAACCGCACATATCTGGTAAGCAAGGGCGTTGATGTTTCCGAGATGACTGATGAGCAGATCAGAATGGCTGACACAGGTTCAAACGTATACCTGAAGGCTACTCTTGGAATGCTTGATGTTATTGAAGACATTGTTCTGAATATTAACATTTGAGGAGGTATGTCATGGCAGCAAGTTATTCACCTGAAAAAGTAATGAACGGCAGCTTTGCATCTATGTGGGTTGATTCCACCTTCCTTGGAGAGGGCACTGAGCTTGAGGCTAAGATCTCTCTTGAGAAGAAAGAGGTTAAGCAGGCCGGCACCCTTGCAAAGGGCTACAAGATAGTTGGCACAGACGGAAAAGGAAAGCTCAAGATCAACAAGATCTCTTCCTACTTCATTGATCTGATCGCTGACAACATCAAAAACGGCAAGACCACAACTGTGCAGATCAAGAGTACGATTGAGGATCCTGATCTCGGTGGAGCTAAAGAGACTGTACTTCTTAAGGGCGTGCAGTTTGATGAGCTTACACTGATCAACTGGAAGGTTAAAGAGCTCATTGAGGAGGAGTACAGCTTCACCTTCAATGACTTCGATATCCTGGATAAGGTAAGCCGCTAATGTAACACAATAAATTATGTACTCAGTGCAGCGAGGTGAGATATCCCCGCTGCATTTTTGTGCAATTATCGGATGGAGGAACTGAATATGAATTTAGTAGAAGGACTGCTTAAGGCTGATCAGGCCAAAGCGAAAGAGTACGCAACCGGAACATTCAAGTCAAAGAGACTTGCTAAGGTCCTTGGACAGGATGAGCCCGTTGAAATTACAATCCGTGAGATTGACTTGAAAACAATCAAGAATATCAGAGAGTTTGCAACTAGGAAAGATGGAACAGCTGATCCCAGAAAATCACTTGATTCAAATTTCTTGATGGTGACAAAAGGTGTTGTTGACCCGGATCTTAATAACGAGGAGCTTCAGAAACACTTCGGTGCTTCTAGCGCTATGGAACTCGCTGAGATTCTTTTCAGGTTTGAGGCGGCTTTCATTGCAGATGAAATTGTTAAGCTTTCCAATATGTCAATGGAAGACGCTGAGGACATCATAAAAAACTGATTAACACGGATGCAGACGTACAACTCATGTATCTGCTATTCCGTGATCACAACATGAGGCCTTCAACAGTTTATAACATGGAGCCCGGAGAGAAAGAAGTCATCCGGGCTTTTCTTTATTATGAGCTGGAACAAAGGCAGAAAGAGTATGAAGCCATGAAGGGAGACTGATATGGCAGGACGTATTATTGACGTAACCATGCAGCTGATTGATAAAGTGACGCAACCACTTAAGGGCGTCACTGCATCATTGGCGGATTCAAGTAAAGACTGGAAAAGAGCCGGAAGAGAGATAACAAATACCGGGCGGAGCATTGCCAATGTTGGACAGGGACTGACTACGGCTATAACTCTTCCTGTTGCGGCAGCGGGTACAGCGGCCTTCAATAATTTTGCTGAGGTAGACAAGACTCTGAGCCTTGTACAACAGACCATGGGCTCCACATCTGAAGAGGCTAAGGTATTGGAAAAGTCTCTGATGGATGCGGCAGGAAGCTCTGTGTTTGGAA